AGAAACATCATGGGGTCAAACATTGAATCGGAAGGCATTTAAGTAAACTCCAAATTTAAGTCAAAGATAAGATAAGCTTATGGCTAGCTAGGCCGGAGGGTTAAGAGCAATCGAGTCCTGGGATGGAGGATAAAGGTGATGGAGAAGGTTGTCAGCGGCCAGAGCCGCAAGTTTGGCCATTTCAGCAATCTCTTTAGCGGAAAACTTTTCCGTGTTGCCGATCATTGACTGAAGCACGCAAGTGGCAATCCAAACTCTTTCGTTTTCGTTGATCATGACTTTACCTTCGGTGTAAAGAGGCCACCGCGGGACTTCCACTTTTCAAGAATCGGCTTGAAATTGGGCGGGATGTTTTCAGAGAGAGGAAGGTTACGGGCCTTGAGGTCTGCCTGTGCATTGGCGGTGGACCAGCTAAACTGCGCACCATTCCGCTGGGCTAAGATAACATCGCTGAACATCGGCGGGATCTTCGGCGCCAGAGCACGCCCTAGGGTAGAAACCGTGACCTTAACGCCGCCAAACACTTGGTCTACTTCTCTCTCTACGTGTGCGGTAAGTACGAAATGACATTTACATCCATCTGTAAGTTGACGGAGCAACTTCTCAAGTTGATCCATAGCGATGCCCCAATCTGCCTGAGACTTGACTGGTTTGCCGCCGACCACAAGCGACATCGCAATGGGATTAAGTCCAGTGAGAGAGTCCACCGCCAAGCATCTATCTGGACCCCAAGAATCGACAGGTCCATATCGAAGACCGGTCCTGTCGTCAGGGAAATCTGTAAGGGCTTTGAGAAAACCGACGAACTGGTTATGCTTAGCACGGTCGGGATCCTGCATTTTGTGGAGCGCTTCTTGCGCGTGGGTGTTGATCTTGTTCGCGGCGTCCATCATAGTGGTGAAGTTTGCCGCCGGCCTGGGCAGCACGTGCCAGTGAACATTCGGCGGCACTTCTAGCCCGCGATCGGTCCAATAGCCCAAAAGCGTCTCAACGCCACTCTCGGTGAATAGGACAAACAGCTCAACTCCACTGTCAGCTAGAGTGCCAAGTGCGTGGGTCTTGCCGACGCCAGTAGTGCCTTCGAGCAATATGTTAACACCGGCTAGAAGAGAGGACTCTTCGCTCATAACGGTCGTTTGTGAGCTGGAGGTAGGGGAAATTGGGAGTGTGGTTACAGCGGCATTCATAATGTGTTGGTCCTTTGGTGTCTAGAGACTTGATATGTAAGTCGTACTCGCGTCGCAGAAGGGCAAGTGGAAGAGCCTCGAGCAGTTCCCAGTCTACGCCCTCTTGCGACAGCTGGCGGTTATCCAGAAGTGACCCCGGTACCGGAGCCCTGTCTGTCGGTTGGGCGCACTGAGAGCAGGAAACTGCCCGAGGCTGGATGTAGTGGCAATTCTCGACCATTAGGCGTGCCCAGATACTTCCACAATACGGGCAGAACATTGCGCCGCTGTGAATTGGCACGCCGAGGCTGAAGGAAGGAATGTCAATCTGACAGACCATCCGGTTTATCTCTATTACGAGTTTCAAGCTTACGCTCCTGTGCTTCGCGCTGGCGAACTCGCCTTATGCGCTCTTGCTTTCCCTGGTGAGGAGTGTATCGAGAGGCGCCGCCGGCGGCGCCAAGAGCGTTTCTTTGCGTGTAACCGGGTCCCAGTGACGGCGGACGAAATATGTTTCTAGCCATGGAAGTTCATTCTCCGTTGCGCAGGCTGAGCGAAAAGAACAGCCGCCGTACTCAGCGCAGCTGTGGTCGAGGTTATGAAGCCACTTTTTGGATTCCCAAGCTTGGATGGCAAGCTTGATCCATTCAAGCATCTCAAGATACCATCGGTTGACCATCCACTCAGGATGGTAAATGATGGATTCTTGGGTTTCGTATTTTGTCTTCAGAATAGAGACGCCGCGGACCACAGTGCCGTCGGTCTTGAAGCCGTACTGGCGGCATAACCAAGCGTAGCCAGCGAACTGGCTCCGAAGATCCCACTGCTTGGACCAGTTAGGTCCGAGGTAGGAAGTGGTCTTTTCATCAAAAGTAAAGACGCCGCCGGCATAATTGAGAACTGCGTCCATTCGACCAGAGTAGAGGATTGGCTGACCTGTCACGGGATGGTCGATCGGCAGAGGGCTAACCGCGCCGAACTCAATTGCACGCTTGCCGCCGGGCAGCAGAATCGGAAACGCCGCTTGATGGTTGAGCGGGTAGTTGGTGAAGTAGAATTCAAGAGCCCCGGCGGTGCGCTCGAGCGACTTTGCACTGTCGGGCGGACATTGGAAATCGCCATAGGCGTGGATGAGGGCCTGGAGGCCCCGCGCCTCAGCATCCTCGGCAGAGAGGTCCTCTTCGTAGAATGCCTTGCGGGCTACTTCGATGCCCTTTGCGAAGGCGCCGCCGGCAATTAAGTGAACATTTGAGTCTGGACCTTTCCATTGCTCGATGTAGATCTTTCGGAACTGCTCCTGGCATGACTTGAGAGTGCCGAGCATACTCGAATCGAATACCTCGGGGAACCCGCCAATTAAGTTAGAATTGCCCATGATCGCCTCGCTTAGTGATGGATAGAAGTGTGTGATTCTTTTTCGAGCTGTGCTTGTTCGAGAAGTTCGTTCAGAAGGGATTTGAAGTCAGAAACAGTCTGTTCATTCTGAACCCAATTCATGACAAAAAAGCCCGCCGCTGCGGCAAGCATATCCTGAATGATGTCTTGGTCTTTGTCCGCAGAAGGTCCTTCGCCGATCATTCGCTGGAGATTGGCAAGGATTACAATCTTACAGTGCAAGCAGTCTGGAATGGCCAAGATTGTTGGCCCAGTTTGCTTTTCCCCCTCTTCAGCCATAAGCTACTCCGTTTCGTCTCTGATGTCGTTCCAGTATGACCAATCAGTCATGTACCGGTCGTTAAAGAAGTGAGGACCGCACAGCCCAGAGGACCGCACGGCGCCGCTTTCTTGCCGAACGCCTACAACAGGCTCATAGCCGCACTTGTTGCATTCGGCGCCGAAGATGGGGATGTAAGTTTCCATCAGAGGCTGTCGAGTTCGTCGAGAAGCTGGTCGCCGGTCTTGAGGGGCTTTTTAGCGGTTTTGGACTTCGAGGCTGTGGAAGCCGCCTGGGCGGCAACCCGACCAGCACGGATGAGCTTGATGGCTTCCTTTAGCTCATCTTGCGTCAGAGTGCCGGCGGACTCCTTCATTCGAAGCTGGTTTACACGATTAATAACCTGGGCGTCAAACATTTTTTGCACTCCTGTCGAGTGATTTAAAGTACTCACGTAGAAGGCTCACGATGAGCCGCTGGTAAGCGCCTTTAGGCACGCGCTGCTCTAGGCCGGACCAGAGGTGAAGGTCCATGCGAGCGCGAAGATCCTCAGGCAAGCTGATGTGAAGGCTAGTGGGCCGGACAGTTAAGAGGCGCTGTGGCATTAGAATGACCTAGACCAATTGCGTGAGTCAGGCTTTGGAGGAGGAAGGATCGCCGCCGGGCGGCGAAAAAGTGATAGGAATTTGTCGAGCAGAGTCATCTGGGTAGTTCCTCTTAAAATCGATCCGGCGGCGCCAGTCTTCGAGTGAAAGGCCCATAGCTCCTTGGTGGCTAAACCACCATACAAACCGCTCGGCGTCCTGCAGTGGATCAGCCAAGAGGCGTCGGTAAAGGGCTTTTTCGCTAAGGCGAAGCGCGTAGTCGTTAGATATCGAACTGTCTGAACGCCCTGAGCGCCGCTCTTTTGGCCGCTTTGGCTGTTCTCGGAGGGCTTCTCGGAGTAGAAGTTCAAGGTCGATGTCATAGGGCACTTTAGGTTATTCCCAATTGTGCGGACGTATACCGTACCACGTTATGCGGCCAAATGCAACCAAGACATTAATTTTCATCTTCTGCCTCCTCCCAATCTGCATTTTCTGTTCCAGCAATTGGGCAGTTTTCTGGTCCAGGGCAGTGCCCCCTGGGATACTCTGGCCCTGTGCATTGGCACGATGGCTGAAAGTAAGTCCCTTGTTCTGTGCCGCAGAACCAGCAATCAGTATCGCCGCAAGTACAACGTTCTCGCATGAGTGCCTCCTGTCTAAAGCAAAAGGCCCCTTTCGGGGCCCTTTACCGCCGCCGGGGGCACGGCGACTCGGCAAGTAAGCAGAGGCGAGGATGCTTAATGCCTAGGCAGATTGCAACCTACGGCTGCGGAATGCCTGTTGATACAGCGTCCTTCTGTGCCGGCGGCACGATTTTTGCCGCTTGGTCTTTCTGGAATGGCATCCACTCAGCTTGACCTGGCACCGGCACATCATCCTGGGCAAGATGGACACTTGTCTTAGGATGCGCTACGCCATATGACGAGAACACTGCCAGATTGACCAAGCTGTCGTGATAGACATACGTTACGATGGCTGGAACAGGCTGCTCCGGGCTGATCTGCTCGATGTCACCCGGAAGCGGCCAGTACCAGACGATCCTGCCGATCGATGGCTTGATCATGACACTGAATCCAGCTCGCCAAAGAGGCTCTCAGTGTCAACTTGAGCCGCCTTAGCACGCTTCTCAGCCTCAAGCCGCTGAACGATAGGCTTGAGCTTCGAGGACTCCTTCATTGCGTCCTTTTC